TTTTAGACGCTGGAGTAACAAGTTTACTCCCAAACATTTCATTGTACTTCTTACTAACATCTTCCTGAACATCAACAACATAAACAATATGCTGTTGTTTCATAGTGACTTCAGGGTTGTCTGGATCAATCACAGTTGCCCATTGTGCAAACCCAACACCACTAGCATTAGGAAGAACTACAAGACCGTTCTTCACGGTAATAGTATCGTCATCTTGAGAGACAAGTTCAGCGATGATTTCTTCGCCAGTGACAATACGAATCAGTTTAACATCAAGCATGATCAATAAAAGTTAGGGGCATCAGATTTATGGAGAAGAACCCCATCTACTTTATTGAGTAGATCTTGAATACCGCTATGCAGAACACGATATCCGGTGCCAACATAGAGTTGACCTAAAACAACTGCTACTGTAGCAGTTCCCCAGAAGACATAATAAAATCTGGACTTAACTTGTGCTTTAACTCTGGTTTTCATTTGTTTCATAATCTTTGATTAATCGATCAACTTGTTTTTTGTTTGTGCCACAGGGTGCATTCTTTAAGCATAAGAGAATACATTCTCTATCAGAAATCAGTGGTTTTTGTGTCCATACAATTTTTTCGCTCATTTAAAATCCCCCACCCTTAGACTTTTTCTTTTTGAGATGGTTTTTCATGTCTGTTTTTGATTCGGAAAGAATCTTTTTCAACCCTTCTTCATCATAGTGATCACAGAGTTGAATC